CACTTTGTGTGTGCAACCGGTGGGTAACCCCTTCTTGCATCTGACGAGCGCCCCCGGCGCACGTCGTCAGATGCTCTTCTTCTTCTGCTTTGCGCGTGCGTGCGCGCTTCGCGCGCGCGCGCGGTTCTGCTCTTTGCTTTGGCTTTGACTAAGCTTTCTTCTATTCTCCTTGATTAATTCGAGCGCTATTTCGCTCTTCTTCTCTAGCCAGCGGTCGTACGCTTTCGGCGGTTTTTGCGGTCTCCCGTCTATCACGACCTTGTCATGCGCTGTTACAAAGTTGTAGTTGGTGTCCCACCACTTCTTCCCTAGATTCCGCGACATATATGCTCGCGGTTGTTCAAGGGGAATTAATTCCCCGCTGGCTTCGTCTACTCTAACGTATTGCTGTTTGCTTCTTAATTTCTTGGTGACGTAGCTTGCTGTGTATCTTGCTGTTTTAAAGTTCAGCGCTCCTACGCTGACATTTCCTAATCCCCATGCGCGCTCGAGCGGCATGGTAGTCCACAGCAGTGTTGGTGTTTCTCTAAGTATGATTCGGCCTTCGGTGAACGAGTGCCCGAATACGCACGCGTGATAGTGCGGGCGTAATGATTCGTCACCATATTCGCCAACGGCGTAGTAGCGCATTGGTCCAAATGCGCGTTTTGCTCTTCTCCAGAACTTGTCCAGATCCTCATACCGCAGTCCTCCGTGCGGTGGTAAGTTCTTGTTGTTGTATGTTAGCGTGATAAACGCGTTGTCATCCCACGAGCTCGCCTCGTGGGTAATTCGCACGGCCCACTGCCGTGCCTGTTCTTCTCTGCATAGGATGCAGTATCCGCATGGTATTTCGAACTTGTGATAGTCGAGTCCTGCTTGCCCCTTGATCGGTCGGGTGAATGAAAGAGGCCCGCCATTGGCGGGCCTGTATGCGGGTATGGGTGCTGCGCATCCCATTAGAGGCGGATGCCTCCTCTCATCACCACGCTAGGTGAGTTGATTGTCTTGCTCTTCCGGCGCGCGCGGCCGAACTTTTTGCCGTGTCCTCGGCCGCTCATTTTGCGTCGCTTCATAGGTTTTTGCTCCTGTCAATAGAAAAGGGGGCGATTTCGTCGCCCCCTTTATACCACCCCTTGGGGTGGGTTGGACCATCTGCTACTAGATTAAGATGGTCCTGAAGGACCGCGGTTGCCGCGGTCCGTTTCTGCCTAGTCAGTTTGTCTTGTCGAGCTCAGGGCTTCCTGAATGTCCCTGAGGTACTTCTCCTCCCTGGCCATCTTCTGCCGGTGCCTTGTCCGGAACAGCGCCAGCGTGGGCACTGGTTGAGCCATTAGGTCGGCCAGCCGCTCTCTGCTCGCCTCCAGCAGCGCGATTAACCGCTTCTCTTCGTCCGTTGACCCCTTCCCGAATATTTGGTCGAACGAGGCTGCTCGCGTCTCCGAGGAACTCTTTTTTCGGGATGACGATTCCTGTTTCTCCGTCGACCTCCGCGAGGATCCAGATTTCGAAGTGGCTTGGTGTCTGTGCGATTGGCGCTTTGTTTTGGTCATTGTTGATGGTCTCGGCGAGTGATGCCATTACCTCTTTGTCGTTCTCCGCCGTGAATGGCCGGAGAAAGTAGTCGATCAGTTTGTCTCGTATTGCGTATAGCTTCATGGCTTGTTCCTTTGTGTGAGCCGGTAGTCCTCGAGGGCGAGTAGCCACGCCATGCGTTTTTCTTCCATGACGTCAGCTGCTTTCATGTACTCACTTAGGAGTCTTTCCATCCTCCATCGTGCCTCCGTTTGCGCTTTGGTTTCCTTGAACACTTGTATCTTTGTTCTCCGCCGGTTTTTCCTTGACCGGTGGCGTTAGTATGGCCGTTAGTTTGTCGGGTGTCAAGGCCAGTAATGCTTCCACTGGCATGTCTCTGAGCTCCTTCGGGAGAGCTCGCCGGCGGTTTTTCATCTCTCGGGATTCTTCGATGAATCCCCTGAGGTCTGTTGGGAAGTTGGTGAAGTCTCCTCCCATTGGCGGCACTCTGGGCGTTGGTACTGTGCCGGTTATTCCCATGGTCCTGACGATCACGTTGATGTCCGTGTCCTTCGCTTGGCTCTGGTCTGTCAGGGACGGTTTGGTCGTGCGTGTTCTGGCACGCTGTTTGTTGATTGCGTAGCTCATTGAATGTTACCTCCACGTAGTCCGCCAAGTATGGCGAGGATTGCTCTGATGCCCGGGCTCCATGCTCCGATTTCTCCGAACCAGTCGGACATGGCTTTCTTTTCGTTGATTCCTAGCTGTGCGGCTAGGTTCTGTAGCTTCTGGTACTCCTCTATGAGTGGTTGCAGTTTTTCCAGCTGCTCGGTTTCGAGTCGCCCTTTTTGCATGGCGATTTCTTGTAGCTCTCTGGTGTTCCAGTTGTTGTGGATCTCGCTGGCGATTTTCTGTGCTGTGAGCTCCGCGTTGGTTGACTCCCATCCCGCTTTGTTCACGGAATGGGGTGTTGTGGCGTCGATGAGGTTTTTCTCACTGACGGTTTTTGCTGTGGTTGCGACCTGTCCTGCGGTTTGCGCCTTGAGCAGTTCGTTCTGTTGTCGCATTTGTACGAGACTGAGCGCCGCTTGGGTTCCCTGTGATAGGGCCGGTCTGACGGTTGCGGCGCTGTTACTCGGTGTCGATGCTCCTCCTTGGCTGATGGCCAGCATTGGATTGAGTCCCGCCGCTTTCATGTCGGCCACCGCCCTTTGATAGGCGGTGCTGCTCATCCTCTCTTCGAAGTCCCGCTGCTCTCTGGCTAGTCGGACGTTCGTTCTGTTGGCGCTGTTTGTACTTAGGGCGTCTCCCAGTAGACCGGCCCCAACCGCTGCTATTTGTCCCCATGGCATGGTGTGCTCCTTAGAAGTGGTCGATTAGGCCCGGCACACTGTAGGTCGGCATCATTCGCGCCACCTTGGAGTTGTGCTGTATGTCCATGATGATTTGCGCGCTCCACTGCGCGTTTGGATATGTGGCGAGCGACCGCGCGAGCGTCTCTTTGGTTTTGTCCGTTATGAACTCACCGTTGAGTGATGGTTCATTTTCGAACTCTTCTGCGTAGTGCCACCAGTCCAGCGGTTGTGGGGCTGTCGATCGCAGCACCCCTGTGACTTCGTTTGGTGTGTAGCGATACTCGGCCCACCTTTCTTGGTATCCCCAGGTCGGTGTTACGGGTGTGGTGTCTGCCGGCATGTAGATTTCTTCGGTCTGGACGGCCTGCTCTCCGAGCATTGCGAATGCCGGGAAGTAGAATCCGAGTCGTGTGCTTCTTGCCTCGGTCCAGTGCCGTCGCATTCCCTGCTGGTATGTTGGTGTTGCTCTTGCTGCGGCGACTCCGATGATGTAGCCGTGTTCTGTTGCTGCGTAGGTGAATGTCCGCTTTCTTCCTTGGGCGTGCATTTCTGCACCGAGATTGCCCACTGCGCTAGCTGCGTCAGCTGGTTCAGCGTCATAGGCCGCGGTCTGCGCGATAGGGTTAACCGTAATAGGTATTTTTGATCCTCCGAGATACTCCGGTCTCTGGAGACGATAGTCCGGAGAACGAACGCCAAAATGCGAGAGTAGTTGTTCGACGTAACGCGAACCGCCTCTTGCGTCTCGTTCGAGGAGTTTTTGGGTTTGGAATGCCAGTCTGATTGCATTGATTGTGCTCGCTGTTGCTGCTGAGAGGTCCGCGGTTCCTGCGAGCTTTGGATCTGCCCACAGTGCCGGTGCGTTTGCTAGTGGCGTTGCGCCGCTCCAGTCCACGACATTGTCCGCCGTGCTGAATGTCAGGTTCTTGTCCGGGTTCATCAACCCGTCATTGAATTCCGGCGCGAGATCTCCGGTGCCGAATATGCTCACCGGCGCCGATGTTCCGAGCGGCAGTGTTACTGCGTCGCCCTTTTGGGGCCATGGCAGGCTGCTCGTGAAGTAGTCGTGTCGTTTGTTGATGCGTAGAGGCATCATGTCCCACACTTCGGGGACGTCATCCGAGTTCACTATCACGCTGGTGTCGAATGTGGCGTTGTAGTCGTACGGCCATATCCATGCCGTCTGTAGGTTCTGGTCTCGGAACCATTCGTTGTAGATTTTGAAGTACGCGAATATCGGGAACGCGGTCCAGTTGATTGCCGCTGTGTATATCCCGGCTGGTATCCCGAAGTGATCGATGACGCTTCCCACTGGGATTGTCCATTCTCCGGTGTCTTCCGGCGGTGTTTGTCTCGGAAGCGTGGCCACGGATGTGCCTGTTATGAACGCTTCCCAGTCATTTCCCACCAAGCTTCCCGAGATGGTGTTTGCACTGATAATCCGGTTCGGTACGAAGAAATAGAATGTTTCTAGGTCGAGGTCATCGACTACCGGCGCTATTGGTGTTGCGAGTCTCGCGAGCACACCCTCTTCGTGCTGCCATACGTCTCCTGGCAGCACCTCTTCGCACATGATCGGTACTAGATCTGACGCGTCAAACGCTTGCTTGCGTGTTTGTCGCATCGGAAACCTGCTCCGCGGAATATCCGCGCGAGGAACGGTTGCGAAGTTGTGTTGTTTAGACGTTTTGTTTCTATACATGTCGTTCTCCTTGGTTTGTCTTTCTCTTCTCTTCTCTTCTTCCGGTTATCCACGGGTTGTGCACACTTTGTGTGTGCAACCGGTGGGTAACCCCTTCTTGCATCTGACGAGCGCCCCC